CGCCTGTGTTAGGCGCTCCATGGCACTTTGCTAAACCCTCTAGACCAAAATGGAGACATGACTGTGACTGTTAGAGTTAGACTCCGTATTCCAGAAGTGCATACGGGAAATCGTAAGCACAGGAGTACGGGGGCCACTACGACCAGAAGTCTAATCCTCAATGAGGAAAGGACGGAGGACGTGGTTGGTCTTGGTGATAACCAACCTTTCTCTAGCGTGAAAACCACCAAATCAGGCGGTTTGCTAAATGGAACCGAAAGGAGTACTCGGACGGGATATGTCTGGACAGACTATCCTGCCGATTATTTCCGAATCGACCCATATGCCAGTAGTCATGTTACCGTACCCTTACCTTCTTTAACGCTTCTAGCGACAACTTTGTTGAAGCGAACTAACCCTAGTAGGGCTAGTGTTGACGCGTTGCAGAACATCATCGAGCTCCGGGAACTCCCGGGCTTGGTGAAGGAAGGATGGGACCTTGGGATTCATCGTCTTTTTAAGAAGATACCCAGGCAAGCCTATCGTAGATTGACGAAAGCTGCTAAGCTGAATCTAATGTTTCAGTTTGGCATTTTGCCACTCTACTCGGATATAATGAAGCTTACTGAATTCCAGAGTCTTGTAGACGCTAGAGTTCGGGAACTTCGCCGACTTCAGGAAAGGGGTTTGAGGCGCACGATTGCGCTAGGTGAGTGGAGCGAGAGCTCTATCAATCCTAGTGCTACGATTCAATCGAACGGTGTACGTATGCACTGTAAGATTGAGAAGCAGACAAAAGTCGTAATAAGAGGTCATGCTCGTTGGCATGTCTCTCAGAACTTCTATGAGTCTGATCGTGAGTTGAGGGCCAAGGCCATAGACGCAGTCGTTTCCAACAAATTGGATCCGGTTGTTGCCTATGAATTAATACCTTGGTCGTGGCTTATTGACTATTTTGTGAATCTCGGAGACCTTGTCTCCTTGAGCCGCAATAGCTTCAATGCCACTCATCAGATACCTCGTCTGATGATTCACCGTACTACTACGATTAAATCCTCTAACCATGACACCGGAGACGGTGGCACGGTTACCTGTACACCTTATCAGTGTATAATTGAGGAGAAAGAACGTAGACTGGTACCCTCAGGTCTATCCGCCCAATTTGAGTTCCTTTCGGGGACTCAAATGTCGATCTTGGGTTCTTTGTATGTAGTGAAGACCCGATATCGGTAATCTTCATTTAATACTCGTTCCCAAGGAGCAAATTATGTTCTCTGATACACTTGTTGTCACCGTCAACACAGTTGATAAGACTCTCGTTCGCATCAATCAAGATGCTTACGCGTCTGAGTATCTTCTTCGTGAAGATACCGGTGAATTTTCCCTTCGACTCCGTAACACTTCGTATACGCGGGCCGGCACTGGCGTCAAAGTTGATCGCCATAATGTCGAACTCGTTCATACTGTGTATGGGGCCGCCGTTGGTGATCCCCCAGTCATTCGTAAGGCATATATTGTCTTTGAAAATGACCGGGGAGACCCTCTTGCAGATGCAGAGGATTTCACCTTCGGGCTTGTTAGCTTCTTGACTGAAGTTAACATTGGGAAACTGCTGAACTGGGAGAGTTAATCTCCTAGAACAGGCATCAGGATTATTAGAGGCTTGGATAATTACCACTCTTTAAATAGGTGATATTATGAAAAGCCATTCTAATAGTTTGCTCTCCATCGCAGCTGGCATCTTAAAGGATGCTTCGCTGGCGTACCCAACCGATAGGTCGGGCTTTGTTAAAGATTTAGCAAGGCTCACCCGTCTAGTCGAAACCAGAGGCTTAGGGATCTTTACCCTAGACCTCCCCGCTTTTGATGAACGTCTTCTCGACGGTCTAGAAAGCGGACGCCTATCTACCCACGGTAGCAAGTGCTACAGTAGGAAGGTATTAGTGCCGAGACTCTTCTCGGGACTATACTTGCGCGTATTCGACGAATCAAGTATGTTGAGGTGCGATGCTGACGTGAATGCTATTGCCTTCCTGCGGCAGTTGAACTGCTTAGGGAAGAAAATAGAAATTCCTTGCAGCAAGAAGCGAGAGCTTCAAGCTATTGAGGAGTACATTCATGTTGAATCGACGATCAGACCCCCATCGCTCAGATGGGAATCTGATTCCCTTGGTCATGATGGTTATGGCTTTGGCCTTCACCTTCGTGACTGCATGGATGATGATCTTCCTCTACTTCCCCGAGAGGGGAAAGATAGAAAGGGAGATCATCACCGACTCTTCGAGGGATGTCAGAGAATCTCAGACATTATCTCAAGAGAGATCGGTTCCTACTACCCCGATCACGTCATCGACGAGAACGAAGATAGAGGAGTCCAACTAGGGCTCAAACATGGACCCGGTGCTGTTGCTGAAAAGCGCGGAAGTTATATTAATAAATATGACTTTTCGAACTGGTCAGCTAAATTAGATGCCCTTTATCCGTTCCATACCTATGGACGGATGCCTAATGATATCAGGGATAAACCCCGCAATCATGAGGTACCGGCTCGCCTGATTTGTGTTCCAAAGACCGCTAAAGGTCCCAGGATCATTGCATCAGAACCATCTGAGCATATGTATTGCCAGATGTTACTTAAGGAATTTCTTGAAGGCCGTGTGAAAAGAACCGTATTAGGTTCATTCATCGACTTTAAGAAGCAATCCCTTTCGAGTGAGCTAGTGAAGACATCTTCCCTTGACAGAAGTTTGGCGACTATTGATTTGTCGTCCGCTTCTGATCGGCTTTCATGTTGGTTAGTTGAGCGTGTCTTTCGCAAGAATCACACTTTACTAACCGCTATACATGCCAGCCGTACGAGATGGATACATGTTCCACAAAGGAATGAGTATCTTAAACTTAAAAAGTTTGCCTCGCAAGGAACAGCAATCACGTTTCCAGTACAGACTATAGTCTTTCTGGTTATCGCATTGGCGGCATCACTAAGTGATACTACCTTAAGGCGATTGCCTAGTATGACGGACAAGCAAATTCTTGGCTTGATTACTAGGCTACGTGGCCGTGTCCGTGTGTATGGGGATGATATTATAATCCCTGTACACGGGTACGTGAGAATAACACAGTTAATGCATGATCTCGGATTGAAAGTTAACACGAATAAATCTTTTTATCGTGGTAACTTCCGGGAGTCATGCGGATCGGATTATTATAAGGGCTACGATGTAACCCCTATTAAACCGAAATGTGTTATTCCCGATAATCCAGCATCTCGCGTTGCTGTACTTGATACAACCAACAACCTCTTTTATAAAGGATATTGGCATGCTTCAGAGCAGCTACGAAATCGACACAATCCTCGTAGTCGAAGAGACTTCGGGGTCATGGGACTTGATGCTGGTACCCAGGGGTACGGATCTTTCAGTGCTCAAACGACACTCGCTAGATATCGATGGAGTCATTGCATTCCAGGTTTCGCTGGTACTAGGGTCCCAAACAGGGAACTCTCGGTACTTGCCAGCCTGGGTGTCGGACGACATCGATGGAATTCTAGCTTGCATCGGTTTGAGTTTAGACGATGGACTATCCAGTCTATTGTCAAGATTGAACCATACCAGTGTGGGTATACTGCTTTACTCGAACAGGCATTACGCCCGTCAGGAGTTGATCTCTTCTCTAAGAGAGGAGGGACTCCTGGAGTTGCAGGTAGGCCCCGCTACCGTGAGGTAGCGGGGTGGGTGGCTTCCTCGGATTTATTCTGAGGTCGCTGAGAGATTTAACACCTCTCGGG